GCAGTCGTCTCCCCAGACGTTGCTACTGTTCTTCAGGTTGCTAACCCATGGTTCACCAAGGTTGCTCATGAAGTTAACGGTTCTGCAGTTACTCCGGAAATGGGTACTCTTAACGGTGTTGTTAAGGTCTTCTGTGACCAGTATGCTGTTGACGAATTCGGTGCAAACGACAACGGTGAAGTTCTCTTAGCATTCAAGGGCTCTAGCCTCTATGATGCAGGTGTTATCTTCTGCCCATACGTTACCGGTGTTGTCAATCAGGCTATCGATCCTAACGACTTCTCTCCAAGAGTCGGTATCATGAGCCGTTATGGTTTCGCACACAACATGCTTGGTGCTGAAAACTATTATCGCTTGCTCAAGTTCAACGGACTCTTCGCAGACGCTCCAGAGTCTCTCGTTTGGTAATCGATATTGAACAAACAGATTTAAAAATACAGGTCTTTATGGCCTGTATTTTTATTTAATAATAAATAATACATATGAGATTTAAGGATTTTTACAATTTAAACGAAAGCATTTATGCAAATGTTTCTAAGCTTAAAAAACTATTTAATCTTGCATTAGATGGCGGAAACTTAGATGATTATCTTAGGGTTGATAGATATGCACCAGAAGAATTAATACTTATTTCACCTATGATTTTAGATGAAATAACAGAAGAAGAAGTTATAAAGATTTGTGATTCTGCTGGTTTCTATTGTAGTATTCATCACAATGATAAAGGAAAACCTCTTCCTTTTGACCCTATCTATATTACACCAAAGAACCAAAAAGAACCGCTAAACATTGGCGCACAAGAATATTATCATTGTTCGTTAGCTGCAAATTTAGATAAATCTGGTTTACGTTTAAAATCAAGAAAGGTTGATAATGATTATGATGTATATGATGATAGAATTTATCTAGTTCCTGTTGCATTAGCTGGCGATCCAAATGAAATAATAGACATGGTTGCATCAGAACATAATTGCGATAAATCTGAAGTTTATGTTTATAAAGTAACTTTACCTAAAGGATATGAAGTCTATCAAGACCCAACTAAGCGTGAAGCAGTATATGTAACTAATGCAATTCCACCTAAATACATTACAAAAATAAATTTGTAAACTTTTATACAAGAATTACCAAAAATTTTTTATAAATAAAATAGGTGTATGGGAATGGTCCCGTGCATAGGAAAATTTAGGAGAAATAACCATGAAACGTAGAGAAGACATTTACAATTTGGGTAATGATTACTTCCAGAAGGCTGAAGTTTACTTCCGTACAACTTCCGCAGAAGTTGAAGCAGTTAGCGGTAAGAGCCCAGTTTATTCTGATGGTATCTATCACTATACTCAGGAACCGGTTTACGAACTCTCTGGTGGCACTAGTGCTCTCAACAAGAGAATCTTCAACGTTCTTCCACAGAAGGATTGGACACCAGTTGACTTCGAAGGTGCTGATACATTCAGCGCTATCAATGATGCTTCTGCTGTCTTCAGCAAGGATTATGCAACTGGTATTGTTGTTGACCTCAACGGCGGCGACACTGCTAAGAGCGACTGGTCTAAGACCCCAGGTGGCAAGACTGACAAGTAATCATTAACAGATTATAAACAATTTAAAAAGCCTTAGAGTAAAATCTAAGGTTTTTTATTTTAATAATTCTTCAATTTTTTTATCAACTTTATAATTTTCTTTTTCCATCATACCGTCCATTGCCCAGGAAATATCTTTTTTAAATTCTTCTTCATTAAATACATATTTTTTGAACAAGCGTGTATAACCAGCATTAAAGTGAATATAACATATTAGCTCGTTAGATATTATAGAAATGTTACCAAATAGGTAATGACGATTAAAGCCAATAAGATACATATATTGAGAAATACGACAAGAATAAAGCTTATATTTCTTTATTATGTCAATAATATCTTGTTCAACATATATTCTCTGCATATTTTATATATTAAAAAACCGGAACGTTAATTCCGGTTTTATTTTAATGTAATATTTTATTATCGTCTATTTCTATGATAAGCAGACTGTCTAGTACCTGCTGCTAAGTCCATGTTAGAACCACCGAACATAGCGCCTTGTAATACAAAAAGAACTGCAGTTGAATTTTTTGCAGCTTGAATTCTGGCACTTAATGTCTTGTAATACTTATCACCAGTTACTTCGCGAGCCTTTTCAAGAAATTCTGCCTTTGCAACATCAAGACCGACTTCATCAGCAAGCTTTGTAAAGTAACCGTCTTTAATATAATCTGCACAAAGTTGAGAAAGCGGAGTTCCTTCAGCAGTTCCGAAACCTTCATCTAATGTCATATTTTCGTCTAAAGTCATGCCTTCTAAGTCGAGGTCATCTTCTAAAGCTTCGTCAACTTTGTCTTTCTTCTTTGCCCAGAAAGGAACAAAATCGGATTTCTTACCTTTCTTCTTACCTTTCTTTTTCTTGCCACCACAACCGCAGCAACCTTCATCAAGTTCATCATCGTCTTCAATTTCTTCGTCTTCACGAATTAATTGATAACCTGCTTCTTCGGCAATACGCTTTGCCTCTTCGAGCTCTTCACGAGCAACACGTTGACGGAAAGATTCGCCTTCTGAATTCTTGACGACGTGATAACCTTTACCTTCTACAATTTTTTTAGCTTCTAAAAATGTCATATTAAAGTCCTTTAATTGTTATTTATATTATTTATAACTTCATAATTCCGAAAAATTTAAATATTAAACTATAAATATATTAATAGAATATAAGGAATTTAAATATGGAAGCTAAAAAGTTATTAAATGAAGCTGCTATTGCCGAATCAAAGATTCTTAATGAAGAAACTAACGGCGTAAAGCACATGTATATTTCTGGTCCTTTCCTTCAGGCTGTAGATACTAACAGAAACGGGCGTATCTATTCTAGGGAAATTATTGAAAGAGAAGTTAATAAGTTCCAGGGTCTTATTGAATCTCGTGAAGCTGTTGGTGAACTTTCTCACCCAGAATCAATCGAAATTAACCCAGACCGTGCAGCAATCTTGATTACTGAATTAAAGATGGATGGTAATCTTGCAATCGGTAAGGCTAAGGTTCTTACTACCCCATGTGGAAAGATTCTCGAATCTCTTTTGAATGATGGCGTTCGTATGGGTGTTTCCTCTCGTGGAACTGGTAACTTGACTGAAGGTAACATGGTTGCAGATGACTATTCTCTTGCAACAATCGATGCGGTTTATATGCCATCTGCTCAGGTTGCTTATGCTGATGCAATGTATGAATCTGTCCAATATGCATCTAAGTGGGTTCTTAATGAAGCAACTGGTCTCTATATTGAAAAGAGAGAAAAGGTTGACGAAGCTACTAAGGCATTCAATAAGAAGGTTGACGATATTGGTTCTAAGATTATCGTTGAAGCCTTTAAGGATTGGTTAAAGGCAATCTAAAATAAATTTACATAAAATAAAAATAGAGGTTTTAAAACCTCTATTTTTTATATGGATGCTTTTTCACAGAATACGTTATGGTCCCAATATTGAATTGCGTTCGTAAACCATTCAACTTGTTCCATAGAAATAGGTGTATATCTATGATAATCTGTTGCTAAGTCAAAACCGTTTTTCTTAGCAAATGCTCTTCCATGAATGTGACCATAAAGAACAATACTATCTGGATAACGAGGATGAACCTTACCTTCATCCGGTTCGTGAATTACATGATAAGTCTTTTTATTATGTTCAAACGTAGCCTTAGATACAACGTCTATATGCCTATTCTTTAGCTCAGAAACAGCCTTATTAACGTCTGTTTCTATCTTCCTATCATAATTACCCATGACCAAAATAAGCTGCTTATAATTCAAATCAGATAGTATATTTTTCATCGTAGAGACATCACCGAAGTCACCAGCATGATAAACAATATCGTTCATCGTAACAGTCTTATTCCAGTTGCTAATCATTTCCAAATCCATTTCAAAAAGATTAACAAATGGTCTTCTGGAATAATTCAGAGTTCTTTCTTGAGAGAAATGTGTATCAGAAGTGAAGAACATATCTGTAGGAGACTTTTCAAGTTTCTTGACAACATGTTTCAAGAGTTCTTCAAGATTATTCCAATACTTGATTTTCTTCATATCAAGTCTGCACTTGAGATAATCATTCTTTTCTGCCCAATCAGGAAAACCAGAGTAAATACCAGGCTTGTCGAACCAGTCACCAAATTCAATATTGGTTGTAAATGCAGGATGTTTCTTTTGAATATCTCTTGCAACCCAGAAGACAATAGCAGAAGCTTTCTTCATTGCGATATATTCCCAAGTGGTTTGCTTGAGCAATGCTTTATCACCATACTTTTCACGAAGCTTCATAAAATCCGGATTTGTAGGGGTAATAACTTTACCAGTAAAACTTAACTTTTCGAGAATTTCAAATGCTTCTTTTCTCCAGTCATCTTCATAGTTTTCTCTAGGGCAAGGACCAGCTAGGAAGATAGAATTATTCATATCACCAGATAATTGTTCTTCTGGATCCATGTCAGTATTAACTTTTATTATATTCATATTATCCTCTAATAATTCGTAATACAAATATAGAAAAAGACTGTCAAGTGACAGTCTTATGTAAATTTTATTTGACTTTTATTAATATAATGGACCGCGGCCGCGTTGCATGTTGTTGAAACTTTGCATTGCCATATCGTCGAGGAATTCATCAGCTTCTTCAGGACCATATTCGTAAGATTCGTCGTCATTTTCAATATCGAAATCATCAATATCATTATAGACTTCATTATCTGGAATATTGTTCGGATCAGTTTCCCATTCAATATAACCCTGGAAATTGCAACGTTCGCAACCTTCACCACCGCAATCAGGACAGATATTTACTTCTTGGTCATCACAACATTCTCTATGATCAGCTGAGCAACAGTCATCACCATCACAGTTGAGTCCGCATTCCTTCAAAAGATAATCTTGGAATTTCTTGGAATCAAAAACCGGATGCTTGCCAGAATACTTCTTAGATTCCTTAACAAAACGTAAACCGTTTGCATTAACGATTCGCTTTGCTTCAGCAAGCTTTTCTTCTGGGGTCATTTCTTTTTCTTTTGATTCAGAAACTTGCTTCTTGTCAGTCTTTCTAACAAGATGATAGCCATTCTTCTGAACAATCTTAACTGCGTCTTCAAATTTCATTTTAAATTCTCCTTAGGTAAATTTTAAAAGTAATCCGTATTCATTTTCTAATTTCTGAACTGTGTCAGACATTAGGTTATTCAATGCAACTTTGCTCTTGAATTGTTCAGAAAGTTTTTCAACTTCATCAATATAGAAGCGAAGTTTTCTAAGTGCATTTTCTTTATTGTAGATTTCGTCAGAAATCATGTAGTTCTTGGATGCAACTTTGAATGGTGTTCCAGTAGCCAAGACGATTTCAACGAGTTGGTCTGCAAAATCTCTAATTGTTTCGTATACTGTCTGGAAATGTGTGTGGTGGAAACCAGAATCACATGACCAGTGGAAAATGTGGACCTTATTGGCAAATGTAAGAGAATCTACTGCGAAAGTATACAAATTCTGATATTCTGCCTCATTAGTTCCAGCAAGATATGATATAAAAGTTTCTGTTTCTTCCATAAAAATTCCTTTTATTATTTATAATTATTAAACTCTGAATTTTCGGTTAATTTTCTATTGGATGATCTGCCCTATATTCTTTAAGTGCATTCTTAGCAGTTGAACGGAACAATGCTGGAACATTATCATTAATCATCTGCTCATTTGCGACAATAGTTAATGTTCCTTCATCATTTTTAAACTTGTTGAAATATCCTTTAGCCATTGGTTTATAAAGGGTTGGAACATACTTGTCAATATCAGCTTCTGTTAAAGTGATAAGGTCTGGATTTTGTTGAACCTTTGGTTTTGGTTGTTCTTTTACAGGTTCTGGTTCTGGTTCTGATTTTGACTGATCTACTACAGGTTTAGGTTCAGATTTTGGTTGTTCTGTCGATGCAGTTTGTTCCTGTGTAGCAGGTTTATTATTTTTAGACATATAGTTTTCATAAGCTGATTTAAACTTATCTTTTTCTATTTCACCATTACCATAGAGCATGTTATAGTTTAAGCCTTTATTATCTTCACCTAAACCATCTTGTATATCTTGTTTTGCCGCGATTTCACCCCATTGTGTAGAAGTTAAACCTTGATATTTTCTTTCGTTAGGGTCAGCTTTAGAAATGCCAGCCTTTGCTAATTTTTCTTCACTGATTTTTGGTTTATCGTTTGTATTATTTTCTTGCTGTTCTGGATATAATGTTACTGGGGTGTCTAATTTTACCGGTTTCATTGGATCTTCTGCTACAGAAGTTTTAACTTTTGCAGTATCAATAGGTTTATTGTCTGAATTTCCTATTGTTACTATAGTATCATTCGGTAAATCAGTATTTTCATTATTAGCATATTCAGTTTCAGAATTTATCATATTTAAAACTCTAGCATCATGTCTTTCTTTAAGACCTTCCCAGTCTTTTTCATTGACAATGCTTTGAGCTTTTGCACGTTCTTCTTCGGTATAACCAGCATCATAAGTTTTATCATATCTCGGTTTACCATTATCGAGTTCACCTCGCATCATTCTATATGCGAGTTCATCAGTTCTATCTTCAGGAGATAACGAATTTAAGTCAACAGGATTATTATTTCTATTTGACTGAATAAGAACATCATTTAATACCATTTCACTATCAGTATTAGTTTCTGGACGTTCTTGTTCTGTAACAGAATCAGTAACAGTATTTTGACCAGTTGGAACTTCACCGGCATTATTAAATTCATTTTGTAATGCAGTATTATTTGAATCAGGAAGAGCAACGTCTGGACTTGTCGGGTCAACAGTAATATCAGTAACATTTTCTACTGGCTTTTCTCCGCTATTAGTTGATTCTTGTAATGGACTATCTGGATTAGATTCTTCAATAACTGGAGCAGTAACTTCTTCTGTCGGTGCAGGAGATTCTTGTGCTGTTGATGGTTCTTCTTCCTTGGTTTCTTTTGCATAAGCGTCTTCTTCACCTGAAAGAACATAGAAGGAACGATATGAAAATTTTAAAGTCCATTTTGCAATATCAGCAGAGCTATAATCAAGATCAAATTTAGTATAGTCTACAAGCTTTAATTCTTTGAATACATATTTTAAATAAACGGTTGAAAAAATATTATTAAAAACATATACAGTTAATTCTGGAATATAATCAGTCAATTTATATTCGAATGTATCTTCATCAAATAATTTTGATAAAAATAAATTTACCAGATTAGTAATAGCAAGCGTTCCATCTTTAGTATAATGTTCAATTAGTTCTATTTCTAAATCACCCAAAGATGTTGGGTCCATATAAATAATGGTTTTGCTATTATTACCATATTCAAAGATTTCTTCTTTTGGTTTATATGACGGTAAAGTAACAGAAGTGCATTCACAAAGCTCAATTTCACCATTTTCTGGCTTTGTGGTTTTTAAAGCATATCTGTTCTCTTTTGGACTATTATCATTCCAAAAATCAGCATCATCAAGTTTTAAACGAACCTGATAAGAATCTGATAATTTTATAGTTTTGGTCGTTAAATAGCCATAAATATTGCATAAACTCATACATTATTTATAAATAGTATATGAATCCAAATAACTTAAAAGATTGCTTAACTAAGTTCTGGACACCGAAAAAATGCGGAAAATCCGGAGAACCTGAAGATTTTATTGAACAACATGATATGATTCTGGGTAGGACTTTAATGGCTGACCCGGCTGATTTATTAGAACAATTAGAAGAAAATACATTCAATTTTCAGAAGTTTGATATGATTGAATGGTCAGATTTTTTAAGACGTGCAAATTTAGCAGAATATTTAAGATCTGATTATATAAAGCTTGCATTAGATGTAACAACTACAAGACCAGCTATAGGAAAAGGAGAATTTCTTTTTGTAAGCTGTTTCTCTAATCTTGGATTTGCAAATGGTAAAGGAGATATTGTAGATTTTAAAACAGGTAAACGTTGTGAATTTAAAGGTATTCGTTCTACATTATCAGGCGACAGTAAAGCATATAGACAAATGAATAAATCAATCATTTATTCTATATTTTCTCTATTTGGCACTGGTTCTTCTCATGACCATTTTAATCGTAAATGTGCAAGAGATATTGATGAATTATTAAAGTCAAAACCAAGTTTAATAAATGAAGTATTAAAACGTTTACAAAATTTAACAGAACCAGATCTGAGTTTTATAAAGCCATTTGCTGAATTATATGAAATTAAGAAAGATATTTTTATGGTTGTTGGTGCAATGCAACTTTGCATTTATTTGAAGACACAAAATTCACAATATATTTTGTTTACAAATGATGAAGGATTTAGATGTTTTGAACAACCAAAGAGTGCAGAAGATGCATATTATATCGTTAATGAACTTAAATTATCAAGTTGGCAAACTAGTGATTATGGTATGACTATAGGTATGTAATGGCAGACGGAAATGATAAGAACATATTAGACCCATCATCTGCATCGCAGTCTGGTCCAACAGCTTCTGTTAATAACGTAATAGAAGTTTTGTATGGTAGTGATGATATTCAAAAAGCATATCCGATTCCGACAAACAAGATAGATAAGATTCAGATTAAAGAAAGTTTCTTTTCAAAACTTCCAACTTTGAAACTTATCTTGTCTGACGTTGGTACTCTTTTCAATACCGTTGGCTTTCAGATTGGTTATACAATCAATGTTAAGATTACTCCAATTGTTAAGAATAAAGATGTTATTCCAAGACCTTATGTAAATTCAAATTTTACAATTCAATCAATTAACTATGTTTTTGATTTGGATAAGAAAGATTACGTATATGAATTGAATTGTATATATCCAGCAGAAAAATATTTGAATGATATTTGTGTTTGGCCAGTAACTGAAATCGATGCACTTAATATTGAAAAGCAATATACTAGTGAAGAATTGTTACGTTTAATTTGCACACGCGGTGGTTTAGGATTTTATTCTAATTTAACTACGGAACCAAGTGATAGCATGGCATGGCTTAATTGTAGCTTAACTTATAGCGAGTTTGCAGAGAAGGTAATAAAACATGCATGGGTTGGCGATGATGATATGCCGATTCTTTATGTAAACAAGGAAGGCACAGCAATTTATAATACATTAAATACAATGTGTAATGGTGCTACAAAATATACTTATATTCATAAAACTTTATATGATATGAAGTATAAGCCGACAGGAAATAATCCGAATAGAAAGCCAAGCGGATATAGAACATTTACAGATATGACGTTTAATAACGTTGGTTATATTCAGAACCAAGGTGCTTATGGTGTAAAAACATATATTTACAATCCATATCATATTAAGAGCATAAATCCGCTTAGTATCAAACCAAAAGTTCCGAAGAATATTAAGAATGTAACTCTTAATGATGCATGTTTGCGTTATAAAGAATTCCATGATAATAAAATAAGAGTTGCACAGATGAGTAATAAATCACCTGGACAAGTACAGAATTTTAGATATTCTTTCTCTAAGATGCACTTTAAACAGACACATGAAAATTATGATTATGCTCCACAACATAATGAAAGTATCAAACGTGCATTCTTCCAGCAATTTGTTTCTTTGACTGTTGACGCAGTTAACCAACCAGATTATGATTTTGACCCATTACAGATGGTTTATCTTGGTGATAAGATAAGTGTTCGTGTAGATTCAACTTATAATCCAGGAACTATCCAGTCTGGCGATTATATCGTAACTGGATTAGTTCATAATTTTTATCCAAGGTCTAATTACACAATAAATATAATCGCAGCAAACGATGGTATCAATGGTGTAGGCCAGTTGAAAAAAGAAAGTGATATTAATAAGAAGTAGGTTTATTTATGGCAATGAATACAGATGAAATGCTTAATGAAATAATGAGTAAGGTTGATTCTGGTTTTAAGGAACAACAGGCAGACACTTACGAAAAATTTTCACAAGATCCGCATGACAGATGGACTGGTAAAGTTATTGATAACGTAGATCCAGAAATGCTTGGTCGTGTAAAGATTCTTGTTTTTGGTTATTATGACGAATTGGCAGAATTCGCATTGCCATGGGCAGTACCTGATATTGGTTATATCGGTGGTTCGAATGGTAGTTTCGTTGTTCCTGAAGTTGGAACTTTTGTCAGAGGATATTTTGACCAAGGTGACATTCAGAAACCAATTTATGACTCTATTGCATTCAGTGAAATGACTGCTAAGAATAAAACCAAAAATATGATGATTAATAAGTTGGAGAATTATCCTCATAAGATGGTTCTTATGGAAACTGACCAAGGTGATTATCTGACTTTGAATCGTTTTGATGGTGAAACAAAATTCCATCATAGAAGTGGTTTTGATATAACAATCGGTGCAGATGGTTCTTTAACTATCAATACTGGTGCTAGATATTCTCAACAAGGAAATATCAAAATTGAATGTCATGGTGATACAGAAATAAAGACAAATGGTGATACTTCTGTTACTTCTGAATTTGGTAATGTAACTGTAGATTCTAAGTTGGGATTCGTTATGCTTGGTAAAAATCAGGCAAAACAGTTGGTTAATAACTTACCTATTTGTCCTATTACTGGAATGCCACATTGCACTGGTAATACTAATGTTATCTGTTAATTTTAGGTATATAAATATTATATGTTAGAACTAAATAAAAATCCAGATTATACTTGGTTAGAAACCAGTAAGATTGACAGCGAATATTATGATTTAAACGCTGATTTACGTGGTGTCGAAGTATGGAACAAAGATGCATTAGATCAGATGATTGAGATGGTCATTGTTACAGAACCACATGAACGTTTATTTAATTTATCCTTTGGTTCTCCATTATATCAAGTATTATTTGATAATTTTAATCAATTAGATAGAATAGTAAATACTGTATTTGATACTATTGAATATTGGGTTCCAGTTACAATCGATAGAGCAAATGCAGATGTTGAAGCTGATGAAGATAATCATGCATTATTATTTAAGATTCCATATGTTTCAAATAATGGCATGATTAAAGGAATATTTGCAAGAAAAATCAGTAAGTAAGGTATAATAAATGGTTGATAACGAAATAAGAAATTTTGCAGGACCAAAGATAGAGCATGACAGCAAAACAGGCTTGTCACATTTTATCCTATCAACCACTTATGATACTCCTGCAGGTCCTGAAATTATCCAGCTACATGGATTACTTTCAGATTTGCCAGAAATTAGTTTTACAGTTAATTATGAAGATGGTCCTGGTAATGAATGGCAGGATATTTTATCTAATTTCATGACTAATGACTTAATGTCAATATTTAATGCTATTGGTGCAAAGGGTGCAGGATTCAAAAATATAGTTAAGGCTGGTTCTTGGACAAAGCAGGTCTATGCTGGTTATGCTCCTTCAACAATACCATTAAAGTTTAGAATTTATACTAGAGATACCTTTGGACAGTCTAATGTTGAAATGTGGAAAAAGTATCTCGTTAAATTTGCATCAATTAATGACGGTAATAAATTTAGTATAGGTGCAGCTACAGATAATATATTTAATGCTATAGCAACAGCATATAATACTGGTGAAGATGTTGCAGAACTTGCAAATAGTTCTGTAACCGCTTTAAAGAATACCACAGATGTTACAGCAGGTCAGTCAAATTCAAAAAGCGAAGGTAATGATTTCGTTTCTAAATCTATGACTGTTGAAGCACAAATAGATGCAATTAAAACAGCATTAGCAGATATTTCTGCACTTGCATCTGCGAATGATGTTTTTAAAATTGACATGAAGATTGAAAAAAACAATGAAACTGTAACAGAATATTTAGGTTGGGGCGGTGCATATACTCCTATTACTTTTACTGCAAGTTTTACAGATACTAGAGCAGCAAATTCTAATGTAACATTAGCTCCTGTTGAAATTGGTAGACTTAATGCAGTTACTATGACTGGTAATGAAGACCCTGATGAAATTTATATTTCTTATGAAGATTTAGAAGGTGCTATTGATGATTTTGTTGGTAAATGTTCATCATTAAGCAATGAAGCAGCATCAAAAATTAAAGATACCTTAGGTGATTCTTCAAAAAAGAAAATAAAAGATGCATTTGAAGCAAAAGCACCACATGAAGCAAAAAATAATGATATTCGTAAATTAGGAAAATTTATTAAAGATAATGCCAATGCTATTGGTGATATTATGGTTTCTAAATATGATGAAAACCGTGTTTATGAAACTATGAATATTGAAAATAGCCTAGGTGAAAAGTTATGGCATCTAAATATTTACGATAATGTCATCTTTAACATGGCAAAACCATTAGTCGTTTATATTTCTGAATGGAGTTATAAAGCATCAGAAGAACGTGATGGTAATGATCCTGTTTATTATGATTTTGAAATTACTTGTGCATTAGACCAAGTTTATTCTCGTGATACATGGAATAAAATTTTAGCAAGACCAGCAACAGAAATAAAGCTGCCAATTGGTGGTTTTTGAAACCGCTAATAAATGATGTTTAACATAATATTTCTGTTAAATCAGCATCGGTTAATACATACTGTGTTTGTAATGATACATTAAAATCTACATATATTGGATTATTATTATATGTTGTATTTAATGATGGTTTAAATGACCATGATTTTAATAACCATTTTACTTTAGGCGATGATTTAATTAAACCATTAATATCAAGCTTTATTAATGGACAACCACCTGTATCATTATCTTCCATATTGCCAAGACCTTCAATAAATTCTTTTAAGTGGTCTATGTCCTGTTTAACTTCTTTAGATGCTAGACTTCCTTCAAGTTTATTATTTTTTATAGAATTACCAATATCTCTAAATGAAATCTTTTCATTGCCAAGATTATTTTTTAAACTATTCATGATTCCAGCTAATTCTTCACCTTTATCATAAGCTTGATAAACAGATTGTGCTTGTGATGTTATAGTATCAGAAAGTCTAAAATATTGTGGTGTTGTTACAAAAATTAATAAACGAATAATATCATTAAATGCAGAGGTATTATAATAACCATCTATTGGATATGCTCTAAATTTAAAAGATATACTTAATGGTTCGGCAGATTTAGGAAATTGTTGTGTCCAACCGTCAGTTACTAATGGCGGTTTGTAAGTATTTCTTTGCTGAGCAAACATTTTCATCCACTTGTGCTGAGTAAACTTCTTAATCTTTTCATTAAGAACTGCAGCAGGTGAATCACCCCAAGTAGTAGAATATGAAATTTCAGGAATTTCATCAATTATTCCAGTAACAGCGGTTTTACCAGCAAGAAAATTATTCATGCTTTCCACATCTTCTTGACATGTAGTAACAGTAAGAGTAACAGTATGTGCTCTTGTGTAAGGAGAGTCGTTCAAATCTATAATATTTGAGCCAGTCGGCTGATTATAATAACTAATTAATGCCATATATTAATCTTCTGCTTTACCTGCTGGAACGATTGGTTCTTGGTCCTTAACATACTTGAACCACTTAGATAATGTAGTATTTATAGTATCAAGTGTTGTTTTAATTGCTGCACTCTGTTCATCCTTCTGCATCTGAGAAACATACTGTGCAGAAATATTGGACTGAGTATTATCCGCATTATTAATACTTGCAACAGTATTATTTTCTTTTAAGATAGTCATAACAGACTTTGCAACAGCATTACTGAAGGCATCAGTTGTAGGATTCATTACATCTGACGTGACTTTATCTTTAATTTCACCAACAGCAGTTTTAATATCAGTTAATATATTAGTTATTGGAGAAAGTGCTTGTTCAAATGCATTGACTGTTGGAGATGTTTTTGCTTTAGAAGTTTCAGAAGCTGTTTCTTTCTTTTCTTCTGATGCTCCGCCAAATAACCACTTAATACCTTTAATAACGGCTTTGATTAAACCGCCAAGAAGACCAACTACGAGTGTTACAACAATATCAGCTAAGAATTTGACAATTCCTATGATAGCATCATAAATCATACCACCAATCATAGCAAATACTTCTACAATCTTCTTAACTGCTTCTACAATCTTGTCACCAAAGAGGACGAATACAAGGATAATAAATCCGAGTAATAACAAGACTGCAGCGATAATTATAAGCCAACCACCGATAGAAACAGCAAGTTTAATACCTTCGAATACAAACTTTAATTTGTTCAATGCCATTTCAGCGATATGCTCGATGGTAGTACAAATTCTCTTGAATATACCGATAGAAACAGCCATTGAGTGTTCAGAACTGGTAAATGTAATTCTTAAAATATGGAATGCAACTTCTAAGCCCCACTTAGCAATTAAGAACATGACCTTCATTACATGGAATACAGTAGTGAGTGTTGATATTAATATTGCAGGACCTTTGAATAGCAAGAATGCAATTCCAGCATAGAATATTATTGTCTTTGTAACTTCTTCAATTTTTTCTTTTATCGGTTTTGCAAGTTTATTCCAGAATCCTTTAAAGAATGCAATACCTAAAATTATATAAGGTAGCAAGTGCATAAATACACCTGCAATTAAAGCAACAGGATTTAAAATACCTTTTAAAATCTTTCCTAAACCAGCCATGAACTGTTTTCCATTAACTGGGAATTTTGGCGCTGGTATTTTAGGGAATTTCTTCATATCAAAGATAAGCTGACTCTGATTTCCCTTTGGATTGAGCAAACGTTGTCTTGCATCTGCTTCTTGACGTTTCTTTTCATTTTCAACAAATGCTTTTGTTTGTTCTGTTTGCGCTTTTACTTGATCACCACTTGTTTGTCTAATTGTTTCCTGATTATCAATAAATCCTTTTTCAACAGCTGTTTGTAAACCGTTGAATGCAGAAGCTAAAATTGGGTCCATTGCACTAGCGACGCCAGTTGTTCCTTCACCTACGAAAGATTCTACATTTTCTGATGGCGGAGTTAATGTTTCAGTTAATTGTGCATCTTGTGCAGCAGCTTCAGTTGAAACTGGTTTTTCAAAAAAATCTCGCATTATTCCAACAAGCTGATTAATACCAGTATTAATATCAACAAGAGTTACTCTTATACTATCAAGGTTAATATTAGTGCTTCCTATTCCATGTTGACATGCGGATAAAATATAATCAATGGAGGTTAAGCTTCCATAACCATTACCTTTAAGAGAACGTAATATTGCTATCTTTTCGTCCTCATCTTTAATATTTTTTTGCACCAATGCCTTATTTAACTCTGCCATATATACTATTTATAGTTTCTGATTTTTATAATAAAAAATCACTCCCAAATAGGAGTGATTTATATTAAATTCTGAAATTTTTAGAAGTATTTGCCACCATCGAAATCAGTTTTTGGTTTTAGACCTTGTTTAGAGACTCTATAATAGTAGTCATAATCGCCTTCTTTATATTCTTCAGGATTAGAAGTATAGTTTCCTTCTTCATTGAACTGCGAATAATAGGCAGAATATGGAACATTATACTGGTCACGTAAGGTTTTATTACCAAAAGAGATTGTTTGGTCGACATTATGACCGAAACCAGATAATGACATATATTCTTTTTCAACAAGCCATTCATTGGTGTATTCAACACCCCAAACTTCTGGATTAAAACCAGATGTTATATCTTCTGGGTCTAAATACATTGGTTTATAACCAATAACATCACCTTTCTTGACATGCTGTTCATTTATGATACAGTCAGCAGATGCATAAATTGGTCGTGTGTGCAAGATTGGTTTATCTCCACTAACTGTTTCTGTAGCAGGAATCCAAATATTTGTTACCTTTGTAAGAAGCTTTGCATCTTCTTCATAAGTAGTCAATTCATCAGTTTCCCTATAATCATATGTCGTTATGTATGCAGAAGTTTTTATTCCTTTATATTCATACGGGACAAGTTCAGTCTTTGGATTACCGTTCAATACATAAGTATGACCAACCTTTGTCTGATAAATCTTGCTGAATTCATAAGGAGTAGTTAAAGAACCGTCTTTATTACCAAATGTTGCAGCATGATAAAGATAATCTCCTTTATTTAAAGTAATATAGGTATTAATCTTTTCAATAATCTGTGCATCTTTAATCGGCTTATAAAGGAATGCTTCCATAGTAAAGTTAAACGAAACCTTAATCTGTCTCCAGTCTTCTTCACCCATGGATTCACTTTGAATGTCCCATGTCATAGTTTCAAGTTTCATCTTGATACTTCTACGTTTATTGAAGAACCAGAATTCCTTAACATCAAAGAATGCAGCAGGCTGGAATCTTACAGCGATTTGTTCAACAATCTGTTCAGCATCTGTCATTTTCTCACAGTTTGCTTCCATGGAAACAGAAATATTATATGGAACTGGTTGAACATCAGACCAGAACTTATCTTGTTGGTCACATACCAATCCAGCATTTTCCAAATCCTTGTTATAGAATGCACGAGTTTCGTAAATGCCTTTTGCTCTTTCAGTTGCAAATTGCATACTATCCAATCTATAAGTAAGATTTGGTAAACTTATATAATATTTGTTACCAGATTCTTGTTCAGTTCTGAAGTCATGGGACTTGTTTCTTGGACCGAATTTAATCGGAACATTGATTGTTTTGACTGGTTCACCGAACTTATTATAACGAATAACTTTCAATTCGTTAAAGAAATTCTCGAACCCGATAAACAGACTACGCATTGTGTCTGCATAGAAATAATTTTGAGGATAACCGAAATTAGGAGCTCCATCAGCAGTTCCTTTCCA